TACCCGGACTACATTGTGATAAGTCTGCAGTAAGTGTGGTTGAGGTTACTCCACAAGGCAATATCTGGTCAGGTCCTAATGCAGGACAATTTTGATTATATGCAATAGTTGTTAATAATACAAATGCAAAAATGTTAAAAAGTTTCATATACATAATATATGTTATATTTTCTACATATCCAAAAAAAAATAAAAGCCCCAACATATTAATGTGGAGCTTTCATTTTCATTATTTTAACTTAAATATTAGAAGTTTAATACACAGTAGTCTGGTTGAACAGTCATTTTAATTTCTACAACAGTACCATCATCATCCCAGTTATAATCACCAAATGTTGCTGAGGTAATTAAGGCTCCTTTAACTACCCATTCTGAAACGATGTCTCCAACAGGACCTACAACATTAAAGGTTAAATCTTTCTTGTAGAAATCAGAATATCCATCTCTACCTGTAACTGATTCGTGATGTAAACGTACCCATTCCATTACTGCTTGAGCACCACTAGGAGTAATAGGATCAAATAGCGTAAAATCAATAGTACCCCAAGTTGTTTTTCCTTTTACAAAACGTTGAACGTTAATGTGGTTAAGAGCAACTGCTGTTTGTGCTAAATTTACAGCGGACATTCCTTTAACCATATATGATGGAATCCCATCAATATAAAGAATAAATCTATTGGTTTGTTTTGGTTCAAACGCTGTGTAAAATATTTCATTAGGATCTAAAATTGCCATTTTCTTTTATTTTTAATTTTGTTTTATTATAAATATTAAATTTTCAAATTTTTATACTGGAAAATCTGTTCCTGTAGGGGTTAAAATAAAATCTAAAGAAACAAATTCAGCAGTTCGGGTTGGTTTGATATAAATTTGACCTACTAATTGGTTTTGATCGATTACTGCAGGGCCATTATTAGTATCATCCATTACTATTTTATAAGCATATAGTCCTTGTTTTTGTTGGATTACGTCCAAATATGGGCTTACTTTAGATATAAATGAATTTCTAGTAGCTATTGTATTTTGCTCAAATACTATAGTATCTGCTATTTGACGAACATATGATCTCAATTCAATTAATAAACGTCTAACATTGATTCTGTCAAGGGCAGATTGGGCTTTTTGTAGTGTTTTCTGTCCATATACTACTACTCCTTGTTTTGGTAATGTAGCAATAGGATTAACATTACTAGAATATAAAGCATCTCTGTTTCCTTGTGATAATTTGTATTGAGCTTGTAATACTGTGTTTAATCCACCACGATTAATACCTGCAGGAGCAAACCAAGGGGCTGATGCTCTATCATTAAAGGCATATACTCCAGGTATTACGGTTGAAGCTGGTACCCATACTTGTTTTCCTGTTCCTGGGTCGGCAATTCGAACCCAAGGCCAATATGTTGCGGCATATGAATTGTCTCTAGTTTGGGCTTCAGTTACTGCATTTGTTATAGTGCTATTAAAAGTGGTTAAGTCTAACACATATAAATTATCTCCTCTAGATGTTGTATTAGTTATAATATTTGTGATTTGAGAAGTATGAGTATCGTTTAACAATCCTGGGGTGAATAATACATTAAATTGGTATGCTTCAGCATTTCCAAGTAATGTAATCATATTATTATAATCAGATCCAGTTAATCCTTGAGTATTAGAACTGATTTGATCATATAGATTAATTGTATTATTTACTGTTCCTGTAGCTCCAGTAAAAGATCCACTCTGGTTTAAAGGAATAGATGCAGTATATGCAGATACTGGAGTTCCGGATGCATTAAAATAGTTAGGAGTATTGTAATTTACTGATTTAACTCTAACATATTTTGAATTGTTTGGATAGCTTCCAGACAATTCCATTTGATTAGTTGTTGAGTTATAATTTAATTTTTGATCTCCTATTACTCTAGAAATATATCTTGAAGAGTTTGGATCTAGATTGACATTATTCCATGATTCAAGAATCACTGGGTTTGATGTTACATCATTTCCTCTTCTGATTAAAACATTAAATGTTCCTGAGCCTGTATTTGAATTGGTGATTTCAAAACGAATATTATCTGCTGATCCTGAGGTTAATGCTCCTGCTGAGTTAATAGAGCTGGAACTATTCATGATGATTCCTTCAGAAATTGTTTCAAGAGAGAATGAAGATGAAGCAACGTTCAAATAATTCGATACTGTTGTACTAGTTGCTGGGGTATATGATCCTGAAACTACTCTAGCTACTAGAAGGGATGTTCCTCCATAATTAAAATAATTATATGCTGCAATGGAAGTTAAATAGGAATAAGAATCCCCCCCACTAATAAAAGTATCTCCAAACAATGTTTTAAATTCTGAGTATGAAGTTACTAGTGTTGGATTTTGAACAGGGCCTTTAACTGTTGGGCCTATAATAGCAGCACCTGCTTGAACAGGTTGTCCTGTCAAGAAAGTATTATCTATTTCACTAATTGCTACCCCGGGGGAAGTTGTAAATTTTGCCATTTTTTATTTATGTTTAATTTTATTATAAATATTATTTTTTTATTTAAAAATAAATTTTATTCAAAAGAAACCCCAGATGGTGATACATTAAACGTTAAATAAATAAATTCTGCGGATCTTACTGGTTGAAGATAAATAGCTCCTATTAATTGGTTATTATCTATGGTTGTAGGAGTGTTATTTGTTTCATCCATTACTACTCTAAAATCATATAAGCCATTTCTTTGTTGTACTGATGATAAGTATGGGTTTACTTGGAGTAAAAAGCTATTTCGAGTAGCTACTGTGTTTTGCTCAAATACTAATGTATCTGCAATTTGGGAGATGTAATTTTTAAGTTCAATTAATAAACGTCTAACATTTACACGGTCTAAAGCACTAGGTTTTTTCTGTAGAGTTTTTTGTCCAAATACTGTTACTCCGGTATTAGGGAAAGTAGCGATTGGGTTAATGTTTGCTTCGTATAAAGTATCTCTATTTCCTTGAGTTAGATATCTTTCAGCCATAGTAGCATTAGATATAACTCCTCTGTTTATTCCTGCGGGAGCAGTCCATGGTTCTGAAGAAGCATCATTAAATGCATATACTCCAGGAATCATGGTTGATGCTGGGGCCCAAACTGCTTGGAGAGTATTTGGGTCAAGGGTTTGAATCCAAGGCCAATACGTTGCTGCATATGAGGTATCTACTGATGTGGCTGCGGTGACTGTGGATGAAATGTTAGATCCATAACCAGCAATATCAATTACAGCCATTGAATTTCCATTATTTTGACATACAGAAAGTAAAAGAGATAATGCTGATGCATGGGATGGGAATGAGGAATTGTATATTAATCCAGGAGCTGTGATTAAATTGTATCTATATGCATCTTTATTAGATAATAATAAAATAGATTCTGTGTAGTTATTACCTGTTAATCCTTGAGAATTAGTGTTATTTATATTCCCGTAATAATTTCCTGTCCCATTAGGAATATTTCTTCCAGAAGCACTTCCAAAAGTACCATTAGATGAGGTAGGTAATGATGCAGTATATTGTGGTTTTGGGTTACCTGAGTTATCTAGATATTCAGGGGTTGTGATGTTAACTTGTTTGATTCTTACATATCTAGATTGATTAGCATAATTACCTGAAAGTTGCAAGAAATAATCTCCATCATCATTAGCTATAGTTTCAGATTGGTTTCCTATTACTTTTTCAATGTAATTAGGTGAGAATGGATCTAATGATAACGGTCCCCAAGTTTCCAATATTGAAGGAGAGTTGGTTGAATCATTACCTTGTCTGATGATAAGACTGAATGTTCCGGTTGTGATATTAGAAGAAACAATTTGCCATCTAATATTATCAGCTGAGCCAGAAGGGAGAGTTCCATCTGAATTTGGGGTACTGGTACTATTCATGATTTCTCCTTCTGAGAGAGTTTCTAGAATAAATGCTTCTGTGTTTGTTCCTCCTGTAAAAAATGTGGTGGTACTTCCTGAGGTAATGTAGTTTGAATTACCTGCTAGTCCATTTTGTCCGATGTAAGTGAATACTATATTAGGTGATGAATTACTTGAGGAAATATTTGCTAGAGATGTATTGTAAGGTGAAACGGAGCTACTAACGGTAAAAATATTAGATGCCGTAACTACATAGTTATTGACTGTAGAAGCAGCAAATGAAGAAGTATTGATGTATATTACTGTTGGAGTATTAGCAACTGTAGATCCTGTAAAATAGAAAGTAATACCGTTTATATTAAATGAGCTTGAACCATTAGCAGCAACACTAGCAGATACATATGTTAAATTTAAAGTAGCAGAAGCAGAAGTAGCTGCTTTAGAAGATGGGATCAAAGATGATGTTGCAGGAGTAAATGAACCACTAACAACTCGAGTTACTAAAAGGGATGTTCCTCCGTTTTGGAAATAATTATAAGCAGATATTGATGTAAAATATGTGTAAGTTTGGCTTCCGCTAATAAAAGTAGAACCATATTTATTTAAATAATCACTATATGATGTTACTATGGTAGGAATACCAACAGGACCTTTAACTGTTGGTCCTATAATAGCAGCACCTGCTTGAACAGGTTGTTGAGTTATAAAAGTTTGGTCGTTTTCTATAGATAAAACGCCTGGAGATAATAGGATTTCTGTTGCCATTTTATTTTGTTATAAATATGGTGTATTTTAAATTAAATTAATCAATTTTAATAATTTCACCGGTGTTTGGGTCAATACTAGATTTACCATATTTTTCAAATATAGAAGATGTGAATTCTTTTTCCTTGATTAATAGTTCTGTCAAAAATTGTTTAGTATTATCATAACGATTTTCTAATTGAATTTTTACAATTTCAATCTCACCTAACTCTAGCATTATATCTTGAGTATTTTGTTGAATATTTTTTAATGTTTCTAATTCTTCAGATGTTAAAAACTGTTTTTCTGTAACTATTCCCATTTTATTTGTTTTATTAGTGGATATTTTTATTAAGGATATCTAATACTTTAGAAACTTCATCACATTTTAATATTTGTTGTTTAATCTCAGTACCTTGTTTTAAAAGTGACATTTTAAAAAATAAAGAAGTATTATAAAAATCATTTAATTGTTTATAATCTAATACATACACTGAATTATCTTTACATCCTAATGTAAGGGGAAATAAAGTTTCTGGGGTGTTTTTTATGTTGCTCCAGTTTAGTTGAGCATTTTCACTCATGGAAAATAAATGATTATCAAATACGAAACCTTCTTTTATATTATTGGAAGTCCACTCATCCACTGAATCTAAAGATTCTGAAATTAGTTGTGGGAATGGTATAAGGTAGTTTCTGTCCATAATCTTGGTTATTTAATTCGTTTATATCTAACTGTTGATCCTGCCCATAATCGTGTTGTTGCACCGATTGTTGCTGTACTGTTTCCAAAGGTGACCCCGATTGTATCATTAGCGCTAATAAATAAGCATATAGTACCAGTGGTAGTTAATGGATAACGCAAATCAGCTGCTGTGGGGGTACCTACAGCAACAACAGAAGTAAAACTGGAGCTT